ATTAGGTGTGGGGCGTACGGTATGGTGTACAATGGGTACTCATACGACAGGCCAGAGCCAACATTCAAAGGCCTGTGCGGCGCCATACATCTGTCAGCAGCGCGCTACCCCCAAATTGTCGGATTCCACACCATGGGGCGCGATGGAAAAGGGGTGGCTTGCTGTTTCACGCGAGACAGCATCATGGAGGGCATTGGAGAACTATCTCGGACTGCTATACTCTCGGGACCAATAGTGACGCAGCCAACTACTGCGCCCTACGTACCCTTGGGGTCTGAGGCAGCGGGAGAGTTGGGCCCTCTCAGCACGCGATCCGTAATGCGAGAGACGGAGCCAGGCACGGAATTCTTACCTCTGGGGTCTTTGGTGAACTACACGCAGGTTCGCCCAACATCAAGACTCGAGGTAAGTCCTCTGTCCCCCTTCATTGCCGAGGTCTGTGGTGAGGAGTGTAAGCATGAGCCACCAAGCACAATCGGCAAGGCCACAGTTGAGGTGGCAAAATTGAAGGAGATGGCAGGAAGGGTGGCCATGAATCCAGATGACATGGCAATGGCGTTGCAAGACCAAAAGGACGAGTTGCGGGCTACAGTGCGCAGTTTGGATTTTGGACGCTATTTGAAGAAGTTGAGCATGGACGAGGCCACATCGGGAGTTGAAGACTCAGCCACAGTCCGCGGCATTAACAGATCAACTGCAGCCGGTTTTCCATTTGTGGGTAGCAAGTACCCATTTGTGGTTGACAACCCGCGCCCAGGTTTGCCAGATGCCTTCTCTTTGACGCCTGAGGTCCAGTTGGATGTGGAGAGAGCGATAGAGCGCATGGAGCGTTTGGAGCGCTGCAACTTCGTGTTCAAGGGTTCGCACAAGGATGAGCCTGTCAAGATCGGGAAAAAGAAAACCCGAGTCTTTGAAGGCAGCCCCTTGGTGTTCACCATCATCACGCGCATGTACTTCATGCCCATTATTCGCCTGTACCTCCTAGCGCGGGAGCAGACGGGCAGCGCAGTTGGCATCGATGCCACGAGCTCGCAGTGGGACCGCATGAGGCACTACGCCGCAGAGTACAATGACAGGGAGGGCATCGTTGGTGATTGGCCGCACTTTGACACATCCCAGATCTACGTTGAAATGATGGGCGTGTTTGATATGTGGATCACCATTTGTGAGGAGTTTGGAAGCTTCTCGCCCTACGACATCAACGTCATGTGGTGCATTGCGGAAGAGACGTGCAGGCACTACACACTGCTACGCGGCGACATTGGTATCACAGAGGGTACAACAGCGTCAGGTGGAGTTTTGACAGTCTACTTGAATAACCCTATTGGC